AATAGTGGTGCTTTAAGATTATTGGGATATCCAGCATCTAGTAGTTCTACTACCTTTAAGGTTATATTTACTGCATTACAAGTATAAAGAAATATAAATATTAAAGTAAATGATGTACTATCATAATGATTTCCTTTCGAGAAGCTACAAAATTACGAGCACGAGTAGGAAATGTTATTGACTGTTATTTGTCTTGGAGAGGCAAAAACTACTGCATAAAAATGTTTTTCCCTTCAATCAAAAAACCATCACGCAGAGAAGTTCAGGATCAAGTGGTAAAAGTGTATCCTGGCGCAACACTCTGGAATTACCAAGTTTCCAATTATGACCAAGGAGAACCGCTCCTCCAAATCGGAGGATCAGCATACTAGAGAATTAGAAAAGAAAGTTGAGCAACTAGAAAAAATTATAGATATGACTATAAAAACTAGGGAGCATGACAAAAAGTTTGGAAAGTATGAAATGATGTAGGAGGTTATTATGTCAGACAACATTTATCTAGGTAATCCCAACCTAAAAAAAGCGAATGTAGCTCAAGAGTTTACTCAAGAGCAAATACTTGAATTCTATGCTTGTAGAAATGATCCTATCTATTTTGCTAAAAAATACGTTAAGATTGTTAGTTTGGATGAAGGTCTGACACCTTTTAAACCATATCACTTTCAAGAAAAGTTAATTAAGAATTTCCATGAGTCTAGGTTTAACATCTGTAAGATGCCTAGACAGACAGGTAAGTCTACTACTTGTGTATCTTATCTTCTTCATTATGTTGTGTTTAATGATAGTGTTAATGTAGGTATACTAGCTAACAAAGCAGCCACTGCTAGAGAACTGCTAGGTAGATTGCAGACTGCTTATGAGAATTTACCTAAGTGGATGCAACAAGGTATTATATCTTGGAATAGAGGAAGTCTGGAACTAGAGAATGGTTCTAAGATTCTTGCTGCTTCTACTTCTGCATCTGCAGTTAGGGGTATGTCATTCAACATCCTATTCTTGGATGAATTTGCTTTTGTTCCTAACCATATTGCTGACTCATTCTTCAGTTCAGTTTATCCTACTATTACCTCAGGTAAGAGCACTAAAGTTATTATAGTCTCTACTCCTCATGGTATGAACCACTTCTATAGGTTGTGGCATGATGCTGAACGAGGTAAGAATGAATATGTTCCTACTGATGTTCATTGGAGTGAAGTTCCTGGTAGGGATGAGAAGTGGAAAGCATCTACTATTGCCAACACCTCAGAGGCACAGTTTAAAGTTGAGTTTGAGTGCGAATTCTTAGGATCTGTTGATACTCTTATTTCTCCTAGTAAACTAAGAGCATTAGTTTATGATGAACCACAAACTAGAAGTGCTGGATTGGATGTATATGAAGCATGTCAAGAAGATCATGATTATGTACTTACTGTTGATGTAGCAAGAGGAGTGGGAGGAGATTATTCTGCTTTTGTTGTTATTGATATCACAGAGTTTCCTCATAGGGTAGTTGCTAAATTTAGGAATAATGAAATTAAACCTATGATATTCCCTAATGTTATATGGGAAGTAGCAAAGAGTTATAATGATGCTTTCATTTTATGTGAAGTAAATGACGTAGGAGATCAAGTTGCTGCCATTCTTAACTTTGATTTAGAGTATGAAAATTTATTGATGTGTTCTATGCGTGGTAGAGCAGGTCAAATTGTAGGTCAAGGATTCTCTGGTAAAAAGACTCAATTAGGAGTTAAGATGTCCAAGACTGTTAAGAAGGTTGGTTCTCTTAACTTAAAGACTCTAATAGAAGAAGATAAAGTTACTTTTAAAGACTATGAGATATTAAGTGAATTAACTACTTTCATTCAGAAACATAACTCATTTGAGGCAGAGGAAGGATGTAATGATGATCTAGCAATGTGTTTAGTTATATATGCTTGGTTAGTTGCACAGGACTATTTTAAAGAATTAACAGATCAAGATGTAAGAAAGAGATTATATGATGATCAAAAAGAACAGATAGAACAAGATATGGCTCCATTTGGTTTTATTGTAGATGGAACTGATGAGGATAATTTTGTTGATAGTGAGGGTGATAGATGGTTTATAGATAATGGGTCAATGGACACATCTGCTTCTCCTGCTTCTTGGAATGCTGATGAGTATGGTGACAGATCTTACAACTGGGAATATCGGTAATGGAATTTGACAAGCAACTTAAATTAGGACATTTGTTGCTTGTAGATAGAAAATGTAGAACTTGTGGAGAGATGAAAAATCTCATAGATGGTTTTTATAGAACAAGAAAGAGTAGAGGTGCAGTTCCATCATCATACTCATATGAATGTAAGATATGTACTATAAGAAGGATTGTAGATAGACGAAAAAAGAAACCATTTAGTGATTGGTCATATCCAGACTGGTAGTGTTCACTCCATGTTTCCCCGCTGAAAATAACCTTTTGAATAAATATTTTCAGATAAACTGAGACATCGGAGAAAAACATGGCCACTCCTCAATTATCTCCTGGAGTACTGGTAAGGGAGGTTGATTTAACAGTAGGAAGAGCTGAGAATGTATTAGATAATATCGGTGCAATTGCTGGACCGTTTGAAATTGGACCTGTCGATGAAGCAATCGACATTACTACTGAAGAAGATTTAGTTAATACTTTTGGTAAGCCAATAGGAACTGACTCACAATACGAATACTGGATGACAGCATCGTCATTCCTTTCATATGGTGGTGTTCTTAAAGTTGTAAGAACTGCAGGTGATAACCTCAACAACGCAAACGCAGGTGTTGGTGTTGCTTCTACCGCAGTCCTTCAAGTTTACAACTATGATGATTATCTAAACAATCATCAAAGTGATGCAACATTTACTTATTGCTCTAAGAACCCAGGAACTTGGGCAAACACATTAAAGGTTTGTCAGATCGATAATTTAGCAGACCAGACGATTGGTATTAACACTAACAACTTGTATGATGCTGGTGCTCGTGTTGGATTTGCTGTTACTGCAAATATAGACGGACAAGTTATTCCAGGAATTGGAACAACTGGATCAATTACAGGATTCCTTAAGGGAATTATTACTGGTGTAAGTACAGATACTGTTGATTCTAAGTCAACATTTAATGTTAAAATTACTGATAGAATATCTGCAGTTGCTGGTGTTACATCTTACTACCCAATTGATTATGCTGAAGGAAATGCAATTGCTGCGTTTAAAACAGATTCATCTATTCAGTTCCTTAATAACTCTGGTGTTACTACAGGACAATCTGCTAGTGCAGCATATACTCCAGAATCAGTTAAAGACTGGTATGATGAGCAGACATTAGGTATAAACAATGCCACCGTTTACTGGAAGACATTAGCACCTAGACCAATAAGTAGCAATTTTGTTACTGAAAGGAATGGTAAGAATGACGGAATACACGTTGTTCTAGTTGATGATGAAGGTAGACTAACAGGTATTAAAGGAAATATTGTTGAGAAGCATCTTAACCTTTCTAAGGCAAAGGATACTGTTTCTTCAATAAATCCACCACAAAAAACTTACTACAAGGATTATCTTGCACTTTACTCAGATAATCTCTACGCAGGTAAGAACCCATCTGAGGGAGCAGATGCCAATTGGGGAACTGCACCTTTAGCAACTGGATTCTCTACAGCATGTACTCCAGTTACAACTGGTGATGGATTATGGGGTCTAGATGCACAGGGTGTTACTTATTCTGCATTAGGTAATATTGCATACGAACTATCTGGTGGTCAGGATTACGGTTCAATTCCATCTGGTGAAACAAAAGGTGGAATGAAGGCTACATTAGCAGACCTAATGACATCTTATAGATTGTTCTCTAATAAGGATGAAGTTCAAGTTGATTACCTTATTATGGGACCAGGATGTGATGTTGAGTCTGATTCTCAAGCAAAAGCAAATCAATTGCTATCAATTGCTGGAGATAGAATGGACTGCATGGCAACTATTAGTCCACATAGAGCAAACGTTGTTAACATTACTAACACTGAGACTCAGACTGAGAACGTTCTTAACTTCTTCAGTCCACTTCAATCATCTTCTTATGGTGTATTTGATAGTGGTTATAAGTATATGTTCGACAGATTTAACAATGAGTTCCGTTATATTCCATGTAATGGAGACGTTGCTGGTCTAATGTGTCGCACAAATCTTACTGCTTATCCTT